GTGCAATGATGATAGTAGCTTGGTCAAGATAGCTTTGCACTAAGTCAAAGGACTGCTGGTCAGGAGAAGATGCTTCCTCGTGATCGAACACCACGATTGTTTCATCATCTATCTTAGTGCCATCGGGCAATATAGCCGGTTGGTCACTTAGCATACCCACCATAGTCAGTGAGTTCTCTGGCTCAAATGGGTCTAGGTGCAACTTGCCGTTGCGTTCTGTCGTCGTATTCTCTACATCTAATGTTAGCTTCATGCTGTATACCTCGCTGTTTGATATTCTAACTGGCAGTGTACACTACCGTGCCACCCTGTCAACTTGTTTTTCACAATATTGAGATGGCGTTCTATATCCTCTTCATCTTGCCCCTGCACGGGTGGGTTCTTGGCAATCAGTATCATAAGGTCAGCCTCTGCTGCCTTACCTGTACGACTACCCTCCATCATACTCTGGTTGAGTACAATCTTACCCTCTGCCTCTGCTGATAGCTGCGACATGTAGAATACAGCACACTCATGCTGCTTGGCAATCATACGGGCGTGTACAGCATTAGCCTTCAGTGCCTCGTCTGTACGTGCAAAGCCGCCTGTCTTGGCAAACTTGTCACCCATGTCAAGCAGAACAATGTCGGGCTTGTATGCCTTACATATGCTCTCTACCCATGCCATGTCACGGCCTGTGGCATCCTTGATCTTGATACGGTTCTTGACCGGCTCATATAGATCACGTGCTTTGGATGGATTTGCTTTGATATCCCGCATCGTCATACCTGTAGCTGCTGTCAAATATCTGGCACCCACACGGTGATAGCCTTCCTCGTTACACAGGATAATACAGTTAGCACCCTGATGCGCAAAGCCACCGGGACTGGCAATCAGGCTGGCGTGAAACGATGTCTTGCCTGTATTGGGTCGTGCGCCAATCTCAATCAAGTGACCGGCATTCACACCCTCAACCTTACGTACCAAGCTAGGTATATTGAATGTCCATCGTGCTTCAAGATCATTACGTGCAAGCAATGTCTCAATGTCAATGTCATCCCACTCCACCTTGAGGTTGGGCGTAAAGTCATCACCATACTGTTCCAGCATCTGACGCAGAGGCTCAAGGCTAGACTTGTCACCGTTGACATAATCAAAGCCCAGATTAGCGATGTCCTCACCAATAACCTGTTGAAATAGCTTAGATAATACCTCTTGTGCCACGTCGCCACCCATTGGCTGCTCACGCTTGATATTGTTAAACAGGGATGAATACCCCTGCTTCTGTGCTGTTGTCATTGTAGGATTGTTCGCCATGAACAATGCCTCTATCTCATCAGGTGTAACGGTACGCTCATAACGGTCCATTGCTGTGTCGATAGTCTGCTTAATCTTTCGTACATCCTTGCTGAACAGACGATCAGGGCAACGTGCGCCACGATGTTCGTCATAGAACTCTCTGTCCATCAAACTTCTAATCAGTGATAATTCCATTTATTTTCTCCATATCTGTCGGGTTACGATACTTAATGTCATCTTCTAGTTTCAATACACGAACATCTGACACATGTCCACGTAATTCTTTAGCCATCTGTAATGTCTTCGGTAATGCGTCGGGGTCTAGTGCAATTACCGCTGTCGAGAACTGTGTGAGATACCTTCTGTGCGTATCTTGGAGAGATGTGCCAAGAAGCGCAACCCCGACAAAGGAACCGTAACCAACAACGGCTGCACTCACACAGTCCTCAACAACTACGGCGACTTTACCACAACCATGTGTATATGGCAAGCCACTATTTCCATATCTTTTCCATTTAGGTATTCGTTTAGATAACGTCCTGCCGGTAGCATCCACCATCTTACCGTCATGCATGACAGGGAATACGACACGATCCTCTTTGACATCATACAGAAGACCAAGTTCATCCTGATCTAGCTGCCATCTGTCACACCACCTGTTCATGTACAACATATCACGGCGGGGTATCACATAGGGTGGCAATTCAAATGGCTGCTCATCTGCTTTCTGTGTACCAGCAAAGCCAGACTTGATGTCATCAACCGATAGATGAACACGTGTGCTGCCACCTACAGTGCAAGATACCTTGTAGCAATTCCACAAGAGACTACCCATGTTGTTGGTTATGCTGAACGTCTTAATACCCTTACATACAGGGCAATTCATACGCTTAGTCTCACCATTAGCAACATCATAGTCATACGGGTTAATCATGTATGTGTCCTTTCTATATGTATATTATATTATATATAATAGTAGTTCGCTGCGGCAGTTGAATGCTTATATCACGTCTTTTTACGTGCTGTCAAGGCATTATTTGCGCTGATGAATGTATTTTTGAGATAGGGTTTGACTGATTGTGGGTTAGCATGTCCTGTAACCGACATGATCTGTCCAATACCTACCTCTGCATCCACCATTTCTGTAACACCTGTACGACGTAAGTCACTCAACCGCAGTTCTTTGGGTAATCCAACCGCATCCATAAGTTTACGAGCATGCAACGGTAGCTTGTACATAGTATATGGTTCGTACACACCACGATATGCCGCTGGTCTTGGTGCAACATAAGGCTGAAAGCCAAAGTCTTGCTCCTGTTCAACCAACATGCAGTGTAGATCATCGTCGATAGGCAATTCTACCTGTGCGTTACGCTTAGATTGTAATATTGTTACCCGTTTTTGTTCAAAGTCTATTGCATCCCATGTGAGTAGACGCATGTCACCCACTCGCTGACACCATTCATATGCCATGTGCGCAATCAATCCAATGTTACGGGTGCTAAAATCGCTGTACGCTGCGTCTAGTAGCTTCTTTACATCCTCCCTACGCCAGACAACCTTACGTGGCTGTGTGGCCCTCCTACGCACCGCTGTGAAGGGATTAATAAAGCAGTGTTCCATGCGTAGGGCATAGTTGTATAGTATTCTAGCTGTCGCCAGAATGTGATTTGCTGTAGAGATACCACGATCACACCACTGGTCATAAGCCATCTTAGATTGCTTGGTGGACAGCTTTGTGCCATCCACCTCGCCAATCTCTACACCATCAACGTGGGTAGCCAGTACAGCACCAAGGCAGTAGCGATAATGTACTTTAGTTTCATCTCGTAACTCCTTGAAATCGTGAGATAAGTAATACTCATCTGCTATCTGATTGAGTTTCATTTACGCAGCTACCTGACTGAATATAGGGTTGTCAACCCAACGTGATACCTCAATCTCACGCTCAAACATTAACTTGGCCTGTGTATCATGCCCCCTGTTATGCTGCTTAAAACCATTACGCTCATCGGCGTAGGTAGCATAGTTTGTGAAGGCAGAGTATAGTGACCACAGATTACGGCCACGGGTGCTTACCTCTTGATTGTACAGGATGTTCATCTTCTCTGCTTTACGTTCAGACTTCATCAGCTTTTCAAGCATAGCTTTCACATCCACACCAGCGAGGCTAGTGTTAGCCCACCGTTGCATCTGTTCTGTCTGTGCAGTAAAGTCCTGCTGTGACTTTTCAAGTTCAATGATGAACCTGTCAAGGCTGAAGTTGCTGGTGTTCTTGCGCATCACTTTGTCATGCCGCCCACGTATCTGCCCATTGAGACAGAAGAAGTCGATGGCACCAAAGATGGTGACGTTAGAGCATGTACCGTTCACCCCATGCAGGGCAATGATACGCTGGGCTACCGTAGTCTCGTGCTTGTCAGTGGTAATTTTGGCATTCACGTTAGGCAGACGCATATCCATCATAGCCCAGCCATTCTGGTAAGCATCACGCCAGCTAATCTCTGCATCCAGCATGTCATGCACCGACAATTCATCTGTGGTTGCGTTGATAACGTCACGGAAAAAGTCGCCGTGAGATGCGCAGGTGAAGCCGTTGCCAACGATACCAATGTATTCGCCTGTGTTGGCATTGATAACATACTTCTTGTCATCCATCTTAGTCTGCTCATACTCAACATCAAAGTCGAGGTGTTCTGGAATATATTCTAGCATTTTGTATTCTCCTTTCGTGTTTCGATAGCTTTCATCATCTTAGAAAATTTAAGTCGTCGTATATATAATTGATACTTTTGTATTCCCCCATCTCCTACACCCTGTGGTGGCCCCTTTCGTACTTGTTTTTTTGGTGCAGCACCCCAAGTCCTACTTGTCATTATATTATTCTCCTTTCGTTAATTGATCTAATGCTATATCGCTAATAATCCGCACAGTCAAGCACTAATCCCAGCGATAAAACATATGGTCGCCTATTTGTACGACAGGCACCTTGCTTTCTGCCCACTCAGGCAGAACATAGGTTGCGTGGTAATGTGTCGCACCCTCAACGAAGTCATCAAGGTTGCCTGTGTGTACACCCTGTGCAATCAACATAGCTTGCTGCCATGCTGTCTGGTCAGGTGTTTTGTCTGACTTGCCGTCGCAGTACCAGCTAAACTGACAGCGATGGCGTACAGGAAAGTCCTGCTTCCATGAGTATGTCGGGCCTTGCTTGACCACATCACATACACTGTCAGGATACCTGTCATCACGCACTCTGTTCATCACCACTTGGGCAACCGCAACCTGCCCAATGAAGGGCTGGTCACGGGCCTCATGGTACACGTTGAGTGCCAAGCATACAAGTGCTTCAGCAAACATTAAGTGATCCCCTTTAAGTTAAATTGAAGCTGAAGCCTGTTCATAGTATCTTCCAAGTCTTGAAGTTCAAGCACAGAGAGACAACGAATGCCTCCCATGTCATTGTACAAGGCAGTTAAAAGAACACTATTCAGTTCTTTGTGTATTTTTACAAGGACATCACGTTGTTCTTCGGTAAGTTGCCTTATCCGATCCTCACGATCCTTTTCTTCCTCTTTGCGAATTCTATCCCAGTACGCAATTCTTTCTTTATGCGTCATGTTTTCTAGGCTTTTCTCTTTCATATCATCTCTCCTTAATCACAAGATGTTTGTCGGGATATCACAGCCACCCAACACTGCTGGTCTTCATCATAATACGCTGGCCGCACAAGTCTAGTGCCGTATGCAAACGGATGCCAGCCACCGAAGTAATCCTCCACCTTCTGTGCAAGGATGTCATGTTCTTGGTGTTTCAATTCAACTGTCACGGTCTTCATGCTGTCTCTCCCATCCAGTGTGGCATCTCTCTGCCACCTTTGTCCCATCGGGCAAAGGCAGCCTTGTCTACTTTGTAGAAGGCACGGTATGCCTCAATAGGCCAGTCCTCATCTGTCTTCAGGTCATCATGTCCGCTGAAGCATTGCGGGTGAGGCGTTACGTCACCGTCTGGTAACAGATGCCGCCCCTCGTACAATGCAATGCTGTGCTTGCCAGCACCATGCCACTTGCCATATCTGTGATGATACTCACACAGCATGGATGTGTACAGGCTGTAAGCCCAGCGGTAATTGGCACGGTTCTCCATAGCCCACAGGGTACAGGGATGCTTCTGATGCACAGGCTTGTATAGCCCACGTTCTTCTGCATACTCCGGTGCATGATGCCACAGTGTAGTACATAGCATCTGCGCTTCCTCCAATGGCATCTTGACAATGTGCTTGTCACACAATGACTTAGCGATAGCATCGGGGTGATGCTCAATTAGAAACCTATTCATGCTCACCCCCATTACCTCTGCCAAGTCCACCGAAATACTGTGGCTTACGCTTGGCTGTTTCAAACACACCTGCCGTGATAAACACACCAGCAATCAGCAGGGCATGTGCTATGGCACTGATACCGAATACAGTGATAGAGCCTACAGACATGGCAAAGATAATGCACCACATCCAAGCCAGCACCTGCATCACCATGTGCCGTGTGTTGTTGTCAGGGATATGGACCAGCGGATTGTACCGCCAGTCCATGATTAGTTTCCATGTGTTACGCATTACGGGTATCTCCTGTTCAGATGGTGTGCGACACTCTGCTGGTCTGGTTCTTCGCGGTCAAACCAATAGTCTAGCAGCGTATACTTGACACGCTTGGCATTGATACGTCGCACCTGTTCGTCAGTCATCCGGCGTTTGTTTGTCCGCTTGGTGCGGAATTTGTTTGTGTTCACTCGCATCTTTGTCCTTCTTTCTGTTGTACTTTGTCTTGTCTGGCACAACCTGTGTGCGTCTGCGACCCTGCATCATTGCTTTGGCCACAGGATTTACTCTATTGATGCGATCACGCATTGTCAACCCCCCAATTCATATATCATCATTCGGAGTTCATCTTGATATTCCTGTACCCTAGACCAGTCATCGTCTGACAGACGGTCTATCTGTTTCTCTGTCAACAGATTATGGATATTGTATAGGTCTATAACGTCACCGTTTGGATAGCGTTCTAGCCTAGCAAAGTCTTGTTGTGTCATATCATTACCTCATATATAAGCGCGGGGCGGGGAGCCGCTTCCATCAGCAACAACCACCGCCCCACTAACAGTGTGCTTTTGTTCTTCTTCAGACCTACTCACACACCGATTGGCAGGGGTGCAAGGAATTGAACCCTGTCCTAGTGGGTTGGAACCACTTGTGCTTCCGTAACACTTCACCCCTATAAATTCAATAACAAATAAGGCGGGGTGCTTTTTCTTCAACCCATACCGTCGCACCCCTTGAACAGTACGGGCCTACACCTATGTCATGGCATGTCTGACAACGCCTATCGCTTCGCATAGGTACTTCACGAATTACTTAACCTGTTTGTCTAAGTGCATCAATGATGCGGATACGTTCAGACAATATATACTTAGCGCGGTTGATATTCTGTCTCGCTCTGTCACTGGCACCCATTGCTATCAATTCTTGTGCATCAGACAGCCATGACATTGCCAGCATTTCCTCGCCACCCATGAATGGTTTATGGCTGTCCTTCATAGCTTCTTTGATTTCAGCAACGGTGCATCCGTACATATTCATCTCTCTGTCAGTCATATTGTCACCTCACTTGTGTTATGCCATCTGCATGATAGCAGTGACATGATACTTGCTTACTTTTTGGGCCGTGTCAAGTGCTTTGTTTGCACGATTACCTGCCACATAGGCACACCATGTGTCCCACCAGTATTGTGATCCACCTGTGTCAATAGTCAATTGCACATAGTCTGCAATCTTCTTGAGTTTCAAGTCATGCTTGATACCCTTGGAAAACTTGAGTGCAGACCGTGACAATCCTAGTCTGTCGCAATTATGGCTATCAATACAGGCCACATTGAAACCTAGCATCTGTGCCACAAATGCCGCCTTGACAATGCCTAGATTAGGCACGTTGGTCAGCACATCAATAGCACCTACCACATCATTAGCCTTGACAGCCGCTTTCATGGCAGCAAACAACACCTCCTTGTGTTCCTGTAGGTACAGATAGCCATCACGTTTGTTGCCCCATAGGTACTTGCTAGACGCGCCATTCACGTCAATGTCTAGCATCTGATTGTGGGTGGAGTGTAGACTTGCCTGTATCGTTGTCAATACAAAGGTAGCCATGCGAACAAGATTGTCGGGGTTCTTGAGTGCAAACCTAGCAATCTTTTTGTTGTCTGTCGCGTACATATTACACCTCTGATCTAATAAACTCAATGGCAAGGACAATCCAGCCACCCATGAATGAAGCTGTAGCACCAAGGAGTGCCACAATCCACACCCAATAGCCACCCGTCTGTGCAATCATAATTGCAGAGAACACACTAGCAATCGGAGCAACGGTCAGCATAAACATTAGTCCCAAAAATTCCATCTTATCCATAGTAATCACCCTTGGTTGGTATGGTTAGGGGGAGCAATGCCCTACGGATAGAGCATTACCCCCACGAAGTCAAAACATAATGACGCGCTTGCGGTCAGTCTTATGTGCTGATGCACCTGTTGGCGCACATGCCAGATCGGCAATGTCAGCAACATTGAACTCACCAAGATCGACATTGTGGTTCTTGCGATCCAACGTCTTGTCGATACCCGTCAAAAGCATCTCGAATGTTGTGATGGAATTGGACAGAATACGTGTGCCAAACTCATCCTTGAGTTTACGCGCACCCACCCTGCTGGCACGGTAACAACGCATCTTGGACAACTTGTTGCCAGTCTTGCGCTTGTACTTGGTAGCCACCCGCTGAAACTTATTCTCGTTATGTTCAGACAAATTCTGACCAGTCAGGCCAGAACCTTGGAACCAATAGCCAACATTAACATTTACATTGATAGCTTGCTTAGACATAATAATCACCTCGTGGTTGGTTAGGGTGTCAAGTGGCTTACTTTCCTCACCACCTGACTGGTTATGGGTGTGACATTACACCCCCTAATCATACCTGTCAAGAGATTTACCGGCGACAACACTTAACTGCCCACAAAGGACTAGCGCATCGTCGCCGGTATCTTGTCATATCTCAATTTTCACCTGACTTGCTATCGTCAGTTTTTACATGTGTTGCGTCAACGGCAAACCCAAGGGTTGCTAGGGTATCAGCTAAACATAGAATGTCGATTGAGTTGGTATATTTAGAAACCTAACATGCCCCCGATGCTAGGTTGCACAAGGTCAAGATATACCAGCCATGCCTTGTGCATTGTTGCTCTTTTACGCCCTTTTCACATTGACCACCCCAGAGATTTACGCTTGGTCTTGTCTTGTCATACACCTGCCGCCTTGGTAGCCGGTGCTGTTTCAAGGTAGTTTCCTAGCCTTGACAGACTCTGGTAGCCTACGCCCTGTCCACGTCACAGTGAGAGTTCGTTTCTTTATAGACGGTTAACCTATGTTGTCTAATTGAGGCTTGCTGTTGCGTCTGCTCACCTAAACCGTCTTTCGTCTTGGCCACTTTATAGTCGGATCAATTCGCCTTCCCGACTGTTCTTTTACTCTAGTCTAGTCTAATTCGTTAGTCAAGGGTTTTTTTATCTTCGCTTGCTATATGGGCAAACCCTAGCCTTGCAAGCTACACCGAATTCTATTGGCCTATCGGTTGGCCTAGTTTGAACCCTCACTGCGCTGCGCCTACATGCTCTCTGCCTAGCCCCTTGGATTTCCACCGACCGGGTAACGTGTTATCCCCTAAAGGCACGCGCTAAGCCTGACAGGCTTGGGTTCTTCTAGTCTGGTAAGCCTAGCCCTATGTCGCCTTAGCAGTCAAGGGTTATCTAGCGTTTATCTTAGGGCCACTGTTGAGCCTGTTGGCTGGTCGGGTTGTCCTTCGATGATTTGATTAGACAGGAAACGGATTTGAAACACAACAAAAAAGATTGTTAATGTTTTCAATGACTTACTGATTAACCCATTGATTTCATTGACAAATAAAAATGCAGATTGATTGCACTTTTTTTGAATATGTAATGTTTTCAAGGGGATAGGGTATTTTTCTTTTATATATATAAAGTATCGTTTGTTTGTTCTGTGTTTGTTCCTGTATTTTTGTGCATCGTCTTTTGATTTGTTGCAGAAATATCACAACATTGTATTTTTGCCACACATTTGAACGTCAATAGATAGGTGATCTGTTACCATTTCATAAAAAATGCTGCAAAAACAAAGGCATGCAATGTGAATCACCTTATTTCTGGCAGAATTGCGCTATATCGGGCCTTACTGGTTGCACATGCACGGGCGGGCAGGGGCCATGGCCGGGGTATACGTATATGTGTATGTAGAAACACACAGATCAGTAAAATGAAGTGTTAACCACAAAGGCAACAGACAATCTCATGTGCATAAGTAATGTGCAATCTGCTTAAAAAATAGGCAACTATATGTAACTGGACCCATAAACTAAAAAACTATGGTGCCAGATAAAGAATGTGTATTGACAGGCTTGACAGATTCTGATATAATTAAGTATAACTAGAATCATATAAGTGATACACTTAACTGTCCTTAGTTAAATCTATAAAAACACTTAGCTACAACACTTAAATGATTTAAAGTTTTTTTGTTAATACACTTAACTGTACACATAAGTGATATATCCGTAAAATTTAAGAAAGTGCTTGACAATGGCAAAGAAATCCGTAAAACTATACACAGACAATGTACTTGATGCATTCTACAATGCTATCCGTACAAATACACTAGACCGTCTCCATATCCCTCACAGCGATGTCTTCTACGTGCGTACTGCAGTTGAGGCACACTATGGGCGTTCATTCACATTGAAACACGTAGAAGATGCCATGAGGGCTGAAGGCTGGTCAGAGGACAAATAAATGTTTACAGCATTAGTATTGGCTTGTGTTATGGCTGCACCGGATAGATGCATTGAAGCAGAAGATATTCGTGGTCCGTATGAGACTGAGGGTCAATGCGTTATGAGGGCGCATGAGATGGTAGCACAGATGCGTATGGCATTCCCTGTGCCACATACGTATCAGTACAAGTGCGTAGAGCAGTCTATCAAACAAAAAGGTATTTCCCTGTGAGTATTCCAGAGAGAGTCAAGAACAAGATGAAGGAAGAGGGTCTCAAGGGCGTGAACAAGCCTAAGAGGACACCCAAGCATCCAACGAAGTCTCACTGTGTGATGGCATCGGAAGGTGGTAAATACAAGTTTATACGTTTTGGACAGCAGGGCGTATCAGGGGCAGGTAAGAATCCCAAGAGTGCAAAGGACAAAGCACGTAAGAAGTCGTACTATGCACGGCATGATGCGCAAGGCAAACCGACCACGAAGCTGTCAGCGAAGTACTGGTCTCATAAAGTTAAATGGTAGAGGAATAAACAATGACCCCAGCAGAAGCATACAAGATTACTAGAAATCCCGATGACTATAGTAAAGCGGAAATTAAAAAAGCTAACAAGATTTTGGAAGCCTACAGTGAAGTTACTGAACGTGACCGTACTGGTGGTTTTGAATCTACAGATTCTGAAACTAAAAAGCAAGCAACTAAAAAGCCACAAAGTAAGGCCCGTGGTGGCATGGCAAAGAAAGCACAGATGATGCGCGGTGGTATGGCTAATGGTAAAATGCACATGTATGCTGCTGGTGGTAGCGTAACTGAGAACCCCGGCCTTAAAGCATTGAAAGCTAGTGGGCCAAAGGGCATGCAAGCCTACAATAAAATTACAGGTAAGTAATGGCACCCCGCCCCCGCAATTATAAAAAAGAATACGCTAATTACCAAAGCAAGCCACAGCAGAAGGTTAATCGTGCTGCACGTAATCAAGCACGTAGAACTGTTAAGAAGGCTGGAGTAAATACTGCTGGTAAGGATATAGCGCACAAGAATGGGAACCCTCGTGACAATAGGCGGGGTAATCTAACACTGCAACGGCCATCACAGAATAGGTCTTTTGCTAGAACTAAGACTGCAGGTAAACGGAATAGACGTGCATAAGATTGAACAGGACATTCGCAAGTGGTCCAATGATTTCTTAGAAGTACCTAATGCGAAACTGAATGGTCTACCGCCCTGCCCCTATGCCAGAAAGGCATGGGCTGATGACAAGGTGGTCTTTAGCATAAACACAGGGCTGGATGGACTTATGGAACAAGTCCGTACATTCAGCGACCATGACTACGAGATTGTAGTGTGGGCAGAAGAGAATTTGCCAGACATAGAATACCTAGACGGTTACTGTGATGGCATCAATGAGTTAGCATCCGTAGCTGGTATTGATTTACACCTGATGGTGTTTCACCCCAACTACGATGCAACAGAGGCTGGACTTGACTTCCTTGTCGATGACGGGGTTACAGATGACAGCTTATCTTACTGCATGGTCTTTGTACAGTTGTTATCCAAACTGGACGATGCAGCTTTGTATCTGGAAAAGTCTAATTACTACGAACACTTTCCAGATGATGTTTATGAAGCCTTAGTTCTTGACAGAAGGAGATTGCGCAATGGCAATGGGTAAAGCTAAAATGGCTAAGAAGAAAATGCGTGGCGGTGGTATGACTCGTCGTATGGCCGGTGGTGGTATGGCAAAAATGGCCAAGAAAAAGAAAATGATGGGCGG